GCCTTTTGACGTTTGTCCCAGTAGAATTTTATTACTTGATTAGGGTATAAACGAGTTATTTTAATCTTTTTGTGCACCTCAGGACGATATATCTTTCTGAGTTGAATATTTATTTCAGACGGAGACTTACCATACAATACATATGAGTCAATACCATCAAAATGTATTAGATAAGGAATGACACTACTATCTTTCTGATAGTGAGATGCTTCTCCTAGTCCTACGTTACCTGTGCGAGGAGCAATCCCCACGTTTGGTATAACGTAACCCTTGGGTTTATACTTACGTTTTTTTACTTTCTTCTGCCCTAGCATAGGATCGAAGCCTGCCACAGGACCACTTGCATTAGCAGATCCAGAGAATCCACCAGTGCCAGCACTCATTGTTGGGGCATCTTCATTAATCATTCTATTGCAGTTAACGTATCGTATACATCCATATCTAAATCAACTTCATTCAATGAGCCCTGATTGATCTCTGGATACCTATCTAAAAATATTAGAAAGGTCTTCAGTATAGACCAGTATTCTCGCTCGAGTTTATACATTAGCAACGGTATGGTTGCCTCATCAAACACATTGAATAAGATGATCAAATGGTTAATGATCAAATTTGTACGTAAAGTCCCAGACTTCAAGTATCTCTTAAGCAGACGCTTAAGGTATTTGAATTTCTTCATGTCCTCCATGAAGTCATCTACAGTAACCGATTGTGGGTTGTTGTAGTGCTTGATGGCAAACAGTAAGTGATTCTTATCTGTTAGACTTTCAAAACGCATTACGAAGATCAGGAATACCTGAGATTATTTATTAACTACCAAATGTGATAGTTGCTGCACCGTCAGTTTCTTTCTGGACAGCACCTTTGCTTGTGGTAATGATACACTTATACTTGTAACCGTTAAGTGTTGTACCTGCAAGTCCACTGTATGCAAGAGTTGCGGTAGCGAAGTTAGCGTATGTGATACCTGTGTCAAGTGAAGCACTTACATCTACCCAACGAGTAGTAGCAGTTGCTGTCTGTCTCTGCCATTTGTAAGAGATAGTACCTGACTGGTCTACAGTTGCTGCTGCAACGAATGTACCAGCACCACTAGAGGATGTAGAGTTAGCAGGTTGTGTGCCAACTGTGATTACCTCAACTACATCTGCAACGATTGTGTCATCAGATGCATCACCTGCTGCTGAAGCAGTAGCATGTGTGAATGCTAGGCATTCTGCCTTGTGACGTGTGTCACCATTGTGTGTAAGATATGTGCGATACAACCACCAACCTGGTCCTGAAATTCCTCTGGACTCATTAGTGCCCTTAGTCATCTCAGTGTCGTCAACAAAAACAAGGTTGTAGTTGGTTATGCTATCTCCACCCTTGATAACATACTCAGCTACTGCCTTGGGAGGTGTCCTCCTGATTGCTGATCCTGCTGCGATTGTTGCAGTTGCTCCTGCGTATACCTTATGTAACTCTAGAGCAGTCGCTGACGTTACCTGTTTTACGATGTAAGAAACACCTGATATGTCCAACACATCTCCTACCTTGACAAGATTGTCAGAGGCAGACGTGAAGTCTCCAGAAGTTGTTACGGTTGCATCGCCATTGGTTACTCCTACGGCAGTGCCCATTGCTTTCGCATCGATTAGTCCAAATACAGCCATTGTTCTCTATAGTACGGGTGGTTTCATCTATATGTTATTTATACTACTTTGACTCTAGAGCTTCCTTAACTTTCTCAAAGAGAGCGTCGTCCGCTGTGGTCTTAGTTAGTTTTACTGCCTTACCGATGATAAGTAGACAGATATCGATTAGTTTTTCTCCAAGTTCTGCGTCGTCTGGAATTTTAGCAACAGCAGAATCGATAACCTTGTATGCTAGTGGCATTAAAAAGCTAAACATGATTAATTAAATAAAGGGTACCTTATTTATAACTTTTTATACTCACTTGGTTTGAGACCTGCAGCCTCAGCATCATGCTCTTGAGTTAATGAGATCATCTTCTCTCTCATTCTCTCTTTGATGACATTCTTAGCAGCTGTGTCATCTTCATCATGTGGAATTACATTACCTTCGGCATCCTTTTCATGATGCTCTTTCTTTACTTCATGCTTCTCATAACCGATGCCATCGCCATCGTCGTCCCACCAACGCTTGACTTTTCCTTTCGGATCTTTCTTGGCAGATTTCTTTGCAGCTTCTTTCAGTGCGTCCATAGATGCACCAAGTTTTGCTTTCATGGTTTCTTTCATGAGGTCTTCCTTTTTCGGATTTACAGTTACACCTTTCTTAGTAACGGTCTTGAGTGAACTCTTCCTGTCCTGAGTTTTTTCAGTTGGTTGCTTCATTCAAGTCACCTTTAATGTTACTTCGCCAGTCGTATTTATCCTTAATCGACAGCTTGAAAGATTCGACATCGAGAGTTTTTGGATAGTCTTTGTCACCTTTTTTAGCAGGTGCTTCGCCACGCTTACGCTTGGCATGGATGTTATCCCATAGACCCTTCTTCTCTTCGATCTCTTCTTCCTTGACGCAGTTAGGTACTTGCTTCCCTCCCTTCGTCTTGGTGCCCTTTGCCTTGTAGCCTGTCCAACATTTCTTGGCACCTACATTAGCACGAGCTTGTTTCATGGACTCGTGAAGGTCATCTATATCAATACCAACCACTTCTTCTTTAGCGGTGACACCAATATCAACTGCATCTTTAGCAGTCTTACGACCATCCTTACCCATAACAATATATCTACCATCAGTTTTACGACCAGTGACAAGCATCTGATCTCCACCTGAGGAGACAACTCTTCCAACGTTTCTATCTCTTTTAAACTCTTCCTTTTTCTTAGCGATAGCTTCCTTCTCAACAGGGAATCCCCCATATCCTTCTACTACTACCTCATGAGTATCTAAGATATCGATAACCTTTACTGCACCCTCTTGAAGTCGTGTGATCAACTTGTCAACAGTGCCGTTGTCAATAGCATCGAAAATTTTATTCTGCTCTAAGAAGGTATACTTCAGTAGTGCAGATGATACTTTTATATCTAAAGTCATTGCTTTATAGAAAATTAGTCGTTAGAACGTATTATTATTTAGTCTTTGTCTTCTTTCTAAACTCAGAAAACTTAATTGTTGCTTGACCAGGTGTCATTGCTTGGACTGCTGCACGATACTCGTCAGTGCCTACCTTCCATGAGTTACCACTACCATCATCAGCAGAATAGTTAGACTGATCTTCCCTTTCAGTGATGTGCTGCAACCATGCTTTGTGCTCACTGCCATCTGGCATTTGGAATACAACATAGTTTGTGCCACGGTGGACAACATGTCCTGTCAAACCTGTATCATCGTGCTCTACTAGTGCACCAACCTTAAAGATATGGTTGAGCATATAGAAGTCACGGAATGTATCATAGTCTAGTTTAGGTGCATACTCCCATAGTGATTCATTAAACCACTCCTTGACATCCTTCTTCTTACCTTTCTTAGGTGGAGGTGTCATACCCTTAAGGACATCTGCCATCATCTGTTGACTGTGCTTCTTGCTAATACCCTTAGGCATTCCACCATGGAATGAATCATGGTCGTTACCTTGAGCATGCTTACGCATGTCTGATGCTGACAATTTCTCAATAGGATCTTCAGACTTAGGGTCTCTTGCTCCTGCAGACTTAATGTTTATTGTATTAAAGTCGTAATGTACTTTATTGTATTTTTTTGTAAGTGATTCAAATTCTTTTACTCGGTCATCACCAACAACCATAGTGACATGCTTATGACCTTCGTCATTCAAGTCCTTTAGGATGTCAAATATATTACGATGTGCCTCGTTGTTTTGTATCTTATCCTTATGTTGAGGATACATCTTCCTCATGTGACCTACTTTTTGGTCTGCTGTGAGGGGATTCTTTTTGTGGTCTTGGGATCTGCTAGGGTAGATTCTGTAGTTTCCCGAGTCGCCTCCGTGAGATCTAACAGCATCGAGTAACTTACCATGGCCAGCATGAGGAGGATTAAACCTGCCAAAAGTAATTGCAACGTGGGGGTCAGCATCATTTTTTTTATTTGTACTAGAAGATTGACCCTTCGCGGACGGTGAGGGTTTCTTTGTTTTAGTCTCTTTTGCTTCTTTAATGAAATCTAGGAAACGCATTTAGCCCCAATCTTTTGCTACGGTGAAGTTGGCACGACTGAATTCAAGTCTGTCAACGAGTTTAAGAGCGGTGCCATCTTTAATAGCAACAAATCCTTCTGGACTTGTTACACGATAACCCGACTCGTCTTCGAGGAAGGTGCCAACACCTTCGATCTTTTTCAATTTATTTATAATCATATTTTTTGCGTCCATTAGGTTTCTAAACCCACTGAGTGCGGAAAACATGATTGTCTTGTTACTATTTAGGAAAGAAACAGAGTCTGATCTACGTTTTTCCCATTGATCCTGTGTTTTCTGAGTCTTTTTCTTAATGATTTCCTTCTTATACCTGTTGTCTATGAATTTTATATACCCTAATGCCATCTTAGATGAGGTGTTAGGAATCTTTCCTTCACGGATAACTTGGTTGAAGTAGATCTTAAACATAGCAGCAGGTGACATAGTAGATTTATCTTTGGTGATAGCATCTAGAAACTTACTGCCTGATCTTAGGTTGCTCTTTGCTTGCCTAATAGTATTGTTGATATTATTCTTCTCACTGATGCTGAGATTGGCAACACCATTTACGTTAGTAAATTCAGAGGAGAATACTGCAATGTCTTTGATACCCTGTAGACCTTTGACATCTGCACCAAATGTTGCAGACAAAGTATCCATGCTACCACCAACGTAGCGAGTGTGAAAGACAATACCTAGGGTAGACTTTGCTACCTTGGCACCCATGTCGCTGTTTTTATCTACGACATAAGTGATTGTATTGGGTTTAAATCTATAACCTCGTTTGCCACCAGCGGTAACAAGAGGAGGGGTAGAAGTATAGAGGAGATCCCCTTGAAGAATACCATCGATGGGTAGTTTCTTAAGTTGCTTGTAGCATTGCTTGAGGATACCATTGATAGCACCTTCGTAGTGGAAGTCGATGAATTCTTCATTGTATCCTATTTTAGGTGTCGTCTTATTAAAGACTGACTTTGTGCCAACAAAGAATTCTCCTGTCTGTGGGTCTTTACCACACACAACAGCGGGTGCACCATCCCATTTCACAGTTACTTTCGTGTTGCCTCCGCCCATTCCTGAGGTAAGCATGTCACGAAGAGACTCTAAAAAGGCAATGCTATTCTTAGCACCAGTAGATCCAGTGTTAAAAATATCATCTTCTAAATGCTCGAGGTGAGTATTCTTTGCCATACTTCTATAATACTATACTGTGATATGTAATGGGAGAGTAGTGTGCCACTTCTTTATGTGGATAGAAATCCAGTGTCACCATCCATATCAAATGTGCTAGGACGAATATTATTTATCTTAAGTGCCATCAAGAAAGACCAACGTGCACTAGATTTAGAGTTAGTCTTAAGACGAATCCTGATATTACTACTGCTTACTGAGTCAGAGAAACGTGGGCATCCATATCCTTCTGGATCTCTACCCATATAATATAGTCCCTTTCCTTTTATCTGTATATAAAAAGTGCTCTTAGAGTTATAATAAGTTTCTACTTCTCTTGCTGCTGCACGACCCTCTGCCAGATACTTATCTGGAAATCTTTTAAGATCTAATTCAAGACCCTTCTTTCTTTGTGCAAGGGTTGAGTCTTTCTTTAATGTAAACTTAGCAGGTGTATTCTTATTAGGTTTCCAATGATCGTTTGCTTCCTTTATAATGTTAAAGTTTTCAGCAATACCTATCATAGTAAGTGCTGCTTCTTTCTGTGCACTTGACTTACTCTTATCGATAGTAAACTTCATTGCTGAAGTATCAAAATCAAAATTCATCTGAGCAAAGTCAGCAGATAACTTTTCCTTCAATTCAAACTTAATTATATTAGTATCTTTTTTTAATTCTAAGTCTGCCTTTGCATTGTCTGCACCTGCAGGATCAGACACATCAAAACCTTTGCCACGCAGTGCTCTAATCAAATCGAATTCATACTGGAAACCAGCATTCATCGTCAGCGGTCTAGCCGAGTTGCCCTCTCCGTCCAATAGAGGCTCGTTGTCTTTCTTGCGTGCCATAACTATATTTATCGCACTCGGATCTATTATTCCAGTGGCGAATTACTCCGCTAACAATGAAACAATTAGTGACGAGATAACTAACAAAGATAATAGATCGTACAATGACCACATAATTATCATAGTCTTTCGTTTTCTCATCATCAAAACTTCCTAGACTATACTTCCATATCTTAAATATCACCTGGCTTTCTATTCTCAGAGTAGTATTCGTCAAACTTCATCTTAGGATAGCGTGCTGCTAGCTTAAGTGTGTTGATGTAGATTACTTCATCCATACGGATGTCTAGTGCAGCACATGCATTCTGTGCATACCATAATACATCACCCAACTCTTTAATAAGATGATCCTTTGTGTCTTCATTCCAAGGTTTGCCTTGGTATTTTAATTTCTTTACAATCTCCATAAACTCACCGCCCTCTGCAGACATACCAGATGCAGCAGTGTCTAGACGTTGAATCTTACAACCTTTTGCTTCCAACTCATCCATGCGTTCTCTGAATATAGCATAGTCCTTACTAGGATTAGAGCATGTTTGATTCACAAAGTCAGCATAGCGATCGAAGTCAATCTTAATTTCTGTTGGTTGACCAGATTCTTCTGCGTCTTCCATTTTCTTTCTGACCTTTTGCTTGGTCTTGTATGCACTGTTGAAACGTGGATCGTTAGCAACTTCTTTGGCATCTTTAGGTGCCTGTGCTGCAGCATCCTTTGCTGCTTGCTCAAAATTCTCAGCAGCATCAGTTGCTGCGTTAGAAAACTTTTCTGCTTTATCTTGAATGTCGTCACCACCACCTGTATCAGGTGCAGGAGCGAAACCGCCAGGATTAACCTTCATATTTTAAAACCTTGGAATTTAGATTTGGTATCAGTTGTAAACTCTTCTTGATTGCTATCAAGAATGTTATCTTGAGCACTCTGCTCACAATCATACAGCCTCATCTTCGCTCTGTCAATACCCAAAACGAATCTCTTGTTAACTGTAGGGTCATTATATCTATTCTTTAACTGTTTGACCATGATTTGATTCATGGCTTCTAGATCTTCGGTAGCAATAAGTGCAAACATAAGATCAGCAGTAGCAGGTAGACCGAAAGACTCACTAGTATCGGTAAGCTCGACATCACTGCTCCCATAACCAGACCTTGTGGTCTGTGTAGCGGAGACGATGGGTACGTTGAACTCTCCAGCGAGTCCTCGTAATTCTTCTGCGATTGCTTTGACATAGGTATACGAATTTACTATGTTATTTTTGTATCTTGAAGACGCACATATGTTTAGATAGTCTACAAAGATAATATCAGGATGGAAACCTTTCTTAAGTGATAACTCATTGAGTAGTGACTTGAAATGTCCAACATGTGCTGACGCTGTAGGGTATTCTTTAATGACAAGACGACCCTGTGTCTTTTGTGACAGTCCTTCTATCTTAGACTGATACTTTCCTTTACTGAATAAAGGATCGCTTAAGGTTTGGATAGGGAGGTCGAGGAGGTTGGCATCAATTCGCTCAGCAATTTTCTCCTCTGCCATTTCAAGTGTAATGTAGAGTACGTTTCTGCCTTGCAAGAGCGAGGCACTACCCATGTGGCACATGAATAGAGACTTCCCGACACCAGTACCAGCAAGTGCGATATTAAGAGTCTTATTAGGTAAACCACCTTTAGTGATTTTGTTAAGAAACTCGAGATCAAACGGAATCTTCTCTTCTTTTCTGTGATAAAAGTCATATCTTGACTCTGAATCCTCAATGTAATCGTGTCCAACGTGGTCATCAAAACAAACACTAAGTGCATCCGACATGATAGTTGGAATTGCTTCTTGATTGCGAGTCTTATCTTGACCGTCAGCAATTTGGACGGACTCCATAAGAGCATTGTAAATCGCTCTCTCTTTACACCACTTCTCTGTGGTATCGAGTAACCATTCTTCGTTGTATTCTGTCTTATCTAGTCCTCTAAGTATATCTAACACCGTATTGACAGCATCCTCTGTTAAATCTTTACGTTTCTCAACTTCTAGAGCGATAGCATTAGGCTCGGGAATGTTGTCGTAGTCAGAGATGAAGGTAGATACCTCATTGAATACCACCTTTTGTGATATATCTTCAAAGTATTCTTCCTTAATAAAAGGTAAGACCTTTCTCATGTAATCTGCATTAAGAATCAGATTACTAATTACAATTTCTTCTATACCTGGCATTATTGATAGTGTAAGTAGGTGCCTATAATGTACTTGTCATTACTAATAGGTTGCTCACCGAGATGAGGATACATCCATAGAGGAGGGAAGCATAGCACACTACCCAGTTTAGGTTTGATCTTCATCTCTAGATTAGGGAATGATGTTTCACCTCCCTCTTCTACAGTATTAAGATAGAAAAACATAACAAGGAAGCGACGTGCTGTAGCATAGTCACCCACATCAATGTGAATATCAAATCGATCTTCAGTGTCAACCGAATACTTTTTCATACGGATCTGCTCAATACTATTCTTGGGTGGCCAGAATGGTGAGCATGCTGTATCACGCATGTATGATTCAGATGTTGATTGAATAGACTTTATTAATTCATTTTGTATGACACCCCATGGTTGGTTGCCCTCCTTCTCAGCGAGAAGGGTGACATTCATCTGTGTGAATTGAGGTTTATGTGACTGCTCCCAACGATCTTGTGCTTCTTCATTCTCTTCAAAGAGTTTGATAGCATTCTTACATACGTTTGGGTCGAGCACATTGTCATATACTCTGATAAAGTCCTTTAGATTACTCTCCATACTTGAATTCTTTTTGTGCACTCTCGTCTAGTGCTTGCATTATTTCTTTGGTGAAATACTTTTCTGGATCGGCAAGGATTGATTTAGGATATACGTTAGACTCGCCAATGCGATAACGATTCCCAACCCGCTCGAAGACTCCATGCTTTTCACCCAACTCCAGTAGTCCGTAATATTTGTCAAGACCTCGTTCGTCATAAAATAACCTAGTTTCTACTTGTGTATTTTCTTTAGTAAGTCTTGACTTTGCTGCCTTGACTTTAATAATATTTCCAACGACATCAGTGCCGTCTTTCTCTTTCTTTTTAGAAAGATATACTATAGTTGAAGCAGCATACTTTAGTCCACTACCACCACCCATTTCTTTTGTGGGGATATATGATCCAACGACGTCATAAGTATGATTCGTCACGATCATAGGTACATTAGCAAGACCTAACTTTAATGTCAACACCCTAAAGGCACCTTTTAATATCTGTGCTCTTGTCATGTCACGAGTTTCTTTACCCGCTTCAGTATCCTCAATCTCTTTTGAGGTAGATAGCATACCTAAAGAATCTAACACAAACATAAGAGGTTTGCGATCATCTTTTTGCTTCAGATATTTGTCTACAATCTTGACTGCCTGTGTACGAAACTCTTGCACTGTTGTAACAGGGACAATGATCATACGTTTAGAGTCAATACCACGAGACTCAATCATTTGCTTACTGATAGCAGATTCAGACTCAAAATAGATGACACCTGCATCGGGGTCAGTCTCTAGGAAGTGACGAACAACACTCAAGGCAAAGAAAGTTTTACCTGTGCTACTCTCACCTGCTAGTGCTGTGATCTTATTAGAAGGTAGACCACCAAAGATACTGCCACTCAATAAACCATTGAGTATATAGGATCCAGTATCAACATACTGAGTAATGTCACCTGCAGAGATACCATCACTGGCAACTGCTGCATATTCATTATCAATCTCCTTTACGATTTCAGTAAAAAAACTACTTGTCATAATTAACCAAACATTGCTTCTAGTGTTGCACGTCTCCTTGCAGACCATCCGATCTGATCAAGGATAACGGTAAGTGGATCAAGAAATGCTTTATTAAATTGCATATCATAATCAATATAATCCTCGAGTTTAAACTCGGGAGGTAGAGTCCTAAAGAAAGAGATGACGTTTTGGAAGTCACCCTTCTCTCCATGACGACCAAGTTTATTAGGTGTCTTAAGGAAGACATACTTGATCTTTTCACCCTCCTTTACGAGGGGATACTTGTGTGTAAGTTTCTGCTCTTTGATAGAGTTATTATATAATAGCACACCTCGGACATGAATGGGGCAATGTGCTCCATATAACTTCTGAGGGTGGTGATATTTTTTTAAGTTGTTGCATGACCTAGGAAATGCAATCTCATCTGTAGGTAGTGACTTAAACTTTTTCTCAAACTGTTTGACAAAACGCTGCACCTCCTTCTCATCTGTATTCATCATGAGTTTAAGGACATCCCTAAGGGCACCACGACATGATGATGGAGTTGAAGACTTAACTGCTTCAATACCCATGATCTTTAGGGTAGGCTCATGATACAAGACACCCTCACTGTCCCATACGTTTAAAATATATCTCTTCTTTGCTGTCCATAGACCACGATTAGCGATGTTTTCTCTCTTCATAAACATCTTCTGCTCGTAGGCATTTACATAGGTTGCCAATTCTTCGTAAGAATTTTGAATATACTTTTCAAATTCCACGTCACACACCTTCGTAAGGAACCTAACAACGTCCTTATCGCCTTTCTCTCTGTCCTTGAATACTTTTTTAACCAGAGGACCCATATGCAAATAAATGGAATCGGTATCACTAGCAATAACATAATCCTTACCTTCGGTGCTTAATAATTTATTTAGAAACTTGTTAATCTCATTCTCTATCCAACGAATAGAGACTTGACCAGACAAAGTAATCGCCTCAGCGTTTGCCAAGTTGTAGTAACGGAAGTACTGGTTTCCAATAGCACCATAGGCACTGTTAAGTTGTATTTTTCTTGCCATTTGAATGTTATTATATGTGGATATATCATTCAATAGACTAGTGTTACCTGTCTCCTCAAACTTCTGTTTGCAGGCAATCATTTTCTTCTTAAATATCTTTCTCTCATCATATATCTTCTGCATTATCTTAGGGAGGAATCCATGTATGTCTTTACGATACTGAGCACCGTTAGCACAGACTGCATACTCCTTATGTGCTACAAAATCCTTGTTAAGAATCTTCTCTACTGATACCTGTGGATGTCTCTCGTCTATAAGTGTCTCAGGGGAGATATTATATTGCATAATAAGGTGTGGATATAGACTATTCAAGTCAAAATTACACACCCAATCATACACACCTGGCACAGGCTCTTTCACATATGCACCTGCATACTTGTCGTCCTTCTCTGCTGTATGCTTAGGGGGCACAACAATATTCTTTGCACTCAAGTCATTATAGATGAGAGTATCCCACATCTTTACCTGTGAGAATACATCATCGATATTTACTTTAGCATCGTATGCCATAGTGATTGCCAACTCTACAAGTTTCATCTTGCTTTCTAGTTGATCAACCAACTCAACGTCATGGATGTTATAATCTACAAACTTTTGCCAGTCAGATGTATAGAAGTCTTTAAAGTTTTCATACATGCTGTGGTCTAGTTTATGCTCCCCTAATTCAACAGTGGATATATGCTCTAGACTATATGATTCTTGTGCAGAATAAGTAAACTTCCTGTATAGATCAAGGTAATCTAGGATAGTGACACCAAGAATATCATAGACAAGATTAGTCCGTCCTTGCACAGTTATTGCACGCTCTTTTACTACATTCCAAGGGGACAAACTCTTCATCCACTTGTCACCTAAAATCTTTTCAATCCTACGACAGATATAAGGCATGTCATAGAAGTTATTATTCCATCCTGTGATGATATCAGGGGTATTATGCACCCAGAATTTATGGAAATTCTGTAGCATCTCATGCTCAGTGTTAAACACACGATACTCTACCTCTTTGGGTGGAGTATACTCTCTTGTCCCCCATGTGATGATCTTCTTAGTCATCATATTCTTCATGGTAATGCATAGCATGTCCTCTTGGCACGCATCTACATCAGGGAAACCATTCTCACATGCAACCTCAATATCAATAGTCCATATACCCATCTTCTTCATGTCATAGTTGACACGAGTAGGGTATTTCTGAGCGATATGTTGGAATACAAACCTCTCATACCCATGCACTTCCATGCCCTCTACATCAGAGTATCTCTGCAGAAAGTCTCTTGCATCACGGACACCATCAAACTGTTTCTTATGTGCATATCTACCATCTAATGTCTTATATTTTGACTTCTTCGACTGATTAGCAGGCACTAGAAACAATGAAGGGGATGTCTTCTCACGGTATTGCACACGCTCACCGTTTCGATATCCCCTTACCAACGCAGTATCACCAAAGATGATTACGTTAGTATAAAAATCACTCATCTGTGTCTGTCTTCTTGGTCTTTGATTCTAGCATGACTAGATACTTCTTCGCAACCGCAGGTGATGGATCAACAACAGTCAATACATCCTCACTTGCTATGAATACATCGTCTTGATCACTGTAGTATGGATACTTTCTCAGTCCTTCGTCCGATACTAAGTGGCAGTTTTGTATGAGGTAACTAGGCTCCTCATCCAATTCCACAAGGTCACCCAACAAGAAGACCGTTGGGTGGGACTTCAGAATAATCAACTTTAACATCATCTTTTTGTGGTTTCGATTTTTTAATAGTGGTCAATGCTTCTTCATAACGCTTGACAACTTCCCAATGGGGGTCAGCAATGCTTACAACATGTTGCAAAGAAATAAAATTTGCCCCTACTGTTAGTGGGAAGTATGGATAAAATCTCATACGAATGTCCCCCAGTGGATTATCTTTTTCTTCAACAAGGAAATCCTTTTCATTCATTTCCAACTGAATAGAAAATGCATCTTGGAATTCATAAGCAAGGACACGAGCGTCATCGCCCTCTTTGTCTCTTACTTCTTTGATGTCGGCAACTACATCTTCGCCGTTTGCCATTCTAGCAATTTTAATACTCATGTTAGAAAGTCTAGTGACCTATTTATCTTATCATAAAAAAAGGAGGTGTCAAGCACCTCCATAATATTAAGTGATATCGTATACCTTACGTTTCTGATGATCAGGTATCACCTTGTTTAGAGTAACAGATAGCAATCCGTTAGTGAATTTAACATCCCCAACATTTACATCATCACTGAGGTTAAATCCTCGTGCGAATGACCTCTGTGCCACACCTCTGTGGATATACTCCTGACTATCTGTCTCGTCTTTATCTACTGACTTGACTAGCAGCACGTTAGTCTCTGTTGAGACCTCTACTTCTTTTGGATCCCATCCTGCCAGTGCTAATTCAATTCTCCATGTCTCTTCAGACTCTTTGACAATATTATATGGTGGGTATTGAGTTTGTGGAGACCCCATTCCATACGCATGTAGTCTGTAAAATAGATCGTCAAACCCTACACTGTAGCGATTTGCTGCATCAAAGATTGCATCGACATCCTTAGATGTCCACTTAGTTAGTTTCATAATTCTCCTTTAAAAGCGAGTTTAGTTTTGTGTCCCCGAAGGCGACACTACTATTTAACCATGAAGTTATGTAACTGCATATGGTGACTACCGTCTCGATTGTTACAGAAAACCGTAATAAAAACTATGCTAAATAAAACTACAATAGACCCCCTCCAAAGAGGATAAAATGAAGAAAGCATTATTCTTTATTATGGCATTGTCCCTAGGATCGGCTGCTAATGCAGGTGGATTGTCAACTAGACATCAGTCAAGTTTGCAACACACCGTTGATGCACAGCAAGCAACGTATTCAAGAGTTGGAAACTCATATTCCATCTCAGGTTCAAACGTGACTACATCTCATACTGCAGCAGGTGCATCGAGTGCAACTGCAAATGGTTTGGGAGTTAATACTTACAGTGCATCAACAGGTGTTGGCACAGTAGGCACCATCACAGCATCCCAGACTGGATCAGGAGCATTCTCCTATGCTCAGTCATGGACACAAGGTGATATCGGTGGCACAGGATCTGAATACCTAGACTTCGGTAGTGTATCAGTTACAAATGCAGGAACTCAAAACACTTCTGCTAATGCACCAGGTACTTTAACCAACGCACATGCTATTACCCTAACAGGTACTGGTAACGTAGGTAGCAGCACAACAGGTCAATTCGTAAGCGAAGTAACCATATTTGACTAAGACAATGAGGAATATATCTAAACTATTCCTCATGTTTTTAGCGACTGGTGTAACCCCAGTCATAGCAGTGCCTGTGGTACCAAATTTCCAACAAGGTTCGATGACTACCCACACGGAAACGACTTCCACTGTGACCGAGACCATAAATTCGATGGACTATAACACAGGCTATCAGTGGTCAGTAACAGGAAATGGAATAACCACAACTGATAATTTATCACCAACCACGACTACATCTAATGTAACCATTGAGGGAGTGAATACAACATGGACAGGAGTAGGGACAACACCCACCTTCACACAGACAACACCAGGTGCAGCGTTTCAATACACAGAAACGATGCAAGGCCCAGGCTTGTCGAATCACACAGTAATACAAAGAACCACCAACGTAACAAGCGTCACAGATACAACCAGTATTTTCTCACAATAGCGACATCCCTTGCTATGACTGGGTTTATGCCTTCTGTTAACGCAGAGACTGTTGGTGGTGTAAGTGCCACTGCGTCTCCGATCGCGAATAGTTCGGGCTCAGTGACCAATCAAGCTATACAAGTTTTACAAGGACCGTATATAACAAACACATATGGTGGTGGAATACAATGTCAGGGTGCTACCCTCAACATAACTCCATATGCCACAGGTAGTGCAGCAAGTCAAAAACCTTTTGAATCTTATTGGGATTCACCAGTGTATGACATGTCTGATCTAGATGATAATGGGGTGTTGGACAATCCAGGTAATATACTATACTACGTCCCTACAAGGACAGCTCAGAAAGATAACTATAATATTTCACTAGGTGTCAGTGCTACATGGTCAAAACCACTAGACAAAAAAGCACAAGAACAATGTAAAGAAGCAGTAGCAACACAGATATCGCTACAAAAACAAGTGACCGCAAATAAAAGATTAGACTTTGAGGTCGCAAGATTGAAAAATTGTGGTGAGCTGATGAAAGCTGGTATTTCATTCCATCCAAAGTCTCCTTACTATGCTATCTGTGCTGATGTTGTGGTGCAGAACGTTAACACTGTGATTCCACATGCACACAGTATCAATAAAAAAAATTATAATCGAAACTCTAAGTCTTCTTCTTCTTCGGAAGTTTTAAAGGAGGTAAACCTTTCGATTGGCGATATCGATTAGCAGCAATCTCACTCTTTGATATCTCACGATGACTACCCAATTTCTTTTGGACAGCTGTCGTGAGTTTTTTAATGACTGGTTTTATAAGTCTCAATAGTAATGGAGTGGCAGCAGCACCTGCTGTAGCTAACACTGCTATCGCTACTGTAGTTGTTGCTTGATTTACGGAAGGTAAAAATTTCTCAGCAGGTGTGGTTGGTTCGTATAATGTCACACAGATTTTACCATCTTGACTTAATTCATGACCTATAACTCTCTCATCACCCGACTGGGTTAGGTCACCAATTCTCAAATTACCAGGACCAGGACATGGCACATCTGTAGCAAGGTCACCTGTAGGTGGCACCTCTGGTGGATCTACCTCTGGGGGTGGTTGCACAATAGGTGGTGGTGCTGCTTCTAACTGCATCTGTAACTGATCTGGCTCATAGTCCATCGCATCGTAGGATGGATACTCTGCATCACAAAAGACCAAGAGATTATCAGGATCGTCTTTAATTATCTCATTATTTCTATCACTAAACTCATGTGTCTCTACACAACCTGGCATGTCAATAATAGGATTACCTATAATGACAGTGGTAGGAGGCACATTCGGAACAGTCTGATTCGGAGTGGTAGTTAACCACTCTGGTATATCTGCACTGTATATCCCTATAGAATTAACATGAGTGCTGTTAACCTGTATGTTAGGGATAGTCATTAACAGCTCTTATTCAAGTCCTCAGCCATATTTCCACCGATCTCTGCACCTTGATTGCCACCAAACATTGCTATCCAACCTGCAGCAACCCAACCAATAAAGGGAATAGAGGAAACAGCAGGAGCAGCACTAGCACCAATGCTAGTCCCAACAAGTCTCCCAGTTCCTTCTGCTGACCCTATAGCCTTGATACATTCTTCTGATCTTGCATCAGCAATACCTTGTGCTTGCTCTGCAGTCAAACCAGGTGGCATATCTATCCAAGATCTCTTGTTAGATACAGGTGCACCTTGATTAGTCTTACCATCTAGGAAGTATTCCTCAGCAACCTTAGTTGTCTCTGTTGCTAGTCCTAGGAAACCACCCTTAGTCTTAATATCCTTAGTGATATATGCAGTCTTAGGATCGTTAGCCTGATAACTTAACTTATATCCATCCTTGTTTGCTTGTATAGCATAAGAGGTGTAGTCACCTACAGGAACATTCAAGCTAGGTAACTTACTTTCTTGTTTTCTACTTGCAATATAACCTATCATTCCCAGATGGGATACTGCAAACAAACTACCAACCACACCGATTGATATCCATTTTATATTCATGACAACCTCTTAAAATTTAGGCATTTCTAGTGGGATTGGAGCACCAGTTGCATCTGGAAGTGAATCTCCTACCAAACCAGGTAGTGCAGGTGCAAGTGCACTGCCTAACTGACCCATTGCTTTCTCTTTGAGGTCTTCAATGATTGCATCCTTTCTAATGAATACATATCCACCGAGACCAACTACGCCAAGTGCTACTACACCTGAGAAAATAGCGATTCCGTTAATGATTTTTTGCATGATTACTTAGTGTCTGGGACAATTTTCACAGGACCTGATTCAATCCTGATAGTTTGAGCAGGTGCAGTCTCTGATGCTTTAGCGATAAGAAACTCCATATCTTTCTTAGATATGTTAGCACTTCCATCGGCACCATTCTTCTTCTTACCTCCTGCGGAGACGCCAAAGGTAGCTACGACTCCTGTGAAGACCGAAGCTATGAAAGTTGGATCCATGTCTTGCTTAGGAATTTTTAGTGCAGGTGGCAAATCAACATACGCTAATGTTAATATCCCGCCAGACCAGACCAAAATTCCAAGTCGCACGAAAGTCGAGAGGATAGCAAGTTGCTCCTCCTTATCTT